TAAAAAAAAGAAGAAATAAAATGATGGTAAAGTGTAAAACTTGCGGCCATGGGTGTCATTGTAGTGAAGATAAAATAGATTCTGAACACTACACACCATTAATGGATTTGTGTGAATGTAAAAAATGTCAGCATGAAGTAAAAGAAATTGAATACGAGGAGTGTTTATCGTGTCAATAATGGAGTGTGCCCGGATGAATTATTATTTTACAGGTGTATTGGTTATAGCTTTTATTGCATTAACAATGATTGTAGCACCAATATGAACCGAAAAACTAATACAGCATTAATTGCATTACTTGGTACTATCCTTATGGGTTTAGCTACCTGGACATTGGTCACACTCATAGAACTTCAGTTAATAGTAGCCATGATCCAATCTGATTTGATGTCTATTGATAAGCAATTCGGAAGGGTTTACAATTTCATCGATTCTGTTAGAGGTAAGTAATGCTAATAAATAAAAATGTATACTTTGTGCATGTTCCAAGAACGGGTGGAAGATATATAACCAATTTATTCAAAATTAATGAACACGAAGTTTCTCTTGATGCCTTTAATACAAAATGGAAAAACAAAGAAATAGGTCATCTAACTTATCCAGATTATGAAGTTTATTTAAATTTTTTAAAATGTACAAAATTTGCTGTAATAAGAGACCCAATTACAAGATTTTTAAGTGCTATAAACTCTGATGTAAAATTAAATAAAGATACAATCGACACTATGCTTAGTAGTCAAGAAAATTTAAACCTTTATTTAAATAATTTAATTTTTAATGATGATGATAATTGGTATACGCCTCAAATAAATTTTTTAAATTATGACGTTAAAATTTATAAATATGAAAATGGTTTAGGCGCTAAGTTTGTTGAATGGATAAATAATAATTTTAATTTAAAATTAGAAACATTTGATGCAAGATCTTTTTCAGAAGTTTTTGAAATAAATTTAACTAATAAACAAAAACAATATGTTGAAAATTATTATTATAAAGATTTTAGGCTACTTAATTATTAATGGTTACTAAAATTAAAAAAATTCTACCTTCTAAAGCAAATAAAGAAATAATTAAAATACTACAAAATACTCCAGGTTGGTATTTTGGTTATGATGAAAAAGAAGAAGATAACAATTTTAACAAAGATCAAGGATTGGCTTTACAAACTTTTAATGAAGAAGTAATAGCTCATCCTAATCATCAAACATTAAATATGTTTGCTTTTATAATAGCTAACAAAATTTGTGATGAATTATCAATGACTTTTAATAAACTAAAAAGGGTAAATTATAATTTTTATCATCCATTATCTATGGGTAAGCCACACACTGATTATAGCAATGATAACTTTTATAGTATATTATATAATTTAAATACAAATGATGGCTATACAAAAATACAAGAAGAAAAATTTATAAGTAATGAATCGGAAGCTTTACTTTTTAAAAGTAATCAAATACACTTTGGTTGTGGACCAACTGATGGTCTAAGATATAACTTAAATATAATTTTTTCATGAATCTATCTCGTAATTTTAATCTTCAAGAGTTAATCAAATCAGACACTGCTGTCCGTAAGGGCATAGATAATAATCCTAACTCAGATCAAATAGCAAAATTAAAATTACTTTGTGATAATATTTTACAACCCGTCAGAGATCACTTCGGTCCTGTAGTAGTGACCTCGTGTTATAGATCTCCAGAGTTATCTCAAGCTATTGGTAGTTCAGTCAACAGTCAACACTGCGATGCGGAAGCCGTTGATTTTGAATGTCCGGGAGTTGATAATGCTGAGCTTTGTGACTGGATATATAAGAACCTTGAATATGATCAAATGATTCTCGAGTTCTATAAAAAAGGAGAACCCAACAGCGGATGGTGTCATTGCAGTTATGTTGAGGATAAACCTAGAAAACAATTCTTGCATGCATTTAGGGAAGAGGGTAAAGTTAAATATAAACCAATTTTAGGAAAGGCAGTTGATTTAGTATGAAATTAAATTTATTTTCTGTTCCGATATTTATTGATAATATTGATAGCTCTAAGATAGATATTAAAAATCAAAATTTTGAAAAAACATGGAACTCCGAAACTTTATCTTCATTTAATTATTCGAATATATTAGATAAGGAATCTTTTAACTATCTTTTAAAAATTATAGCTGGTTCACTTTCAACACAATTTAAGGAGCCCTTAAAAATTCAACTATTAAATATTTGGGAAAATAGATATACTGATAATGACTTTCAAGAAAAACATGCTCATCCTCAGGCTCATTTTTCATTTATTATTTATAAAGAAGTAACTGAAGGTAAAACAATATTTTTTAATCCTGCAATTAATTTAATAGAATCTTATTATCCCGCACCTTATTTTTTTAACAAAACTAATTTTTTTCAATTAGAGTTTTTGCCTAAATGTAGAAAAGATCAAATAGTCATATTTCCAAGTTTTATAGAACACATGGTTAAAAAAATAAATAACAGTGTAACTATATCCGGTAATATAACTATTCATCCAAATAACTCAGAATCTAAATGGTAATAAAGTTAAATTGTGCTGCCATACTTAAACAACTGGACTGTCACAGAGAAGTAAAAGAAAAACTACTGTCTATGATTGATCAGTCTTGGAGCTATAATATGACGAATGATTTTTATGGCGACAATATTAATAGATGTGATTGGTCAGAAAATTTAAACTATAATAGAGAATGGGTTAAGTTTATCAAACCAAAATTAGAAAAACATTTTAATGAATGTGCAGAAACTTTAAATTATGAAAAATGTGAAGTTAATGGAATGTGGTACCAACAGTATATAAAAGACAATATACACACATGGCATATTCATGGAGAAAATTACACAGGTGTTTACTATTTAGAACTACCAGAAAATTCACCAAAGACAGAATTATTAGATCAAATAGATATTAATAATAAAATTACAATAAATGCTAAAGAGGGAGATGTGGTAATTTTCCCTAGTTTTATTATACACCGATCTCCAAAAATTATTAATAATCTAAGAAAAACAATAATATCTTTTAATATAAATTTTACTAAAGTAAAAGATAGTGTGGTATTATCTTTAAATGGATTATAATATAATACAAAGGAAAAATTATGGCAATAACTAGAGGGTCAATGACTAAACAACTAGAACCGGGTTTAGGCAGCAGTAATAAAGGTTGGACTAAGAAAGAAAAATCAGAATTTAAAAAGGTTTTACTGAAAACTCATGGCAAAATCTACAAACCCCATAGCCAAAAACCTAAGGTCTAGAACTTACCGTCATCAAGTGGTACAATCTAAGAAGTTGTACAACCGCAAAAAGGAGAAGTTTTACACTCTCAAAGCGGCCGCTATAAATAAAGGAGAAACAAATGGCTAAATCAAAAGGTCCTTGTTGGGACGGTTATGAAATGATTGGAATGAAGTCTAAAGGTGGGCGTAAAGTTCCTAATTGTGTACCTAAAAAATCAAAAGGTGGAGAGATGGAATATAATGGATCTCTAATTAATTCAGAAATAGATGGAGTTACTTACAATAATAAATCATATGAGGATTACTATAAGGATATTCTGTAGTGAGAAAAAATAAACTTAAAGTTAAAAAGCTTAGAGGTGGTGGAATGGACATGGGTAATGCAGCCAATCAAGCCGCTAGCGCTGCTATGGGTAACGTAGGAGCAACTGCTGCAGCAAAAGGCAATGTAAATCTAGGAGATACAGGACCTCAAGGCGATGAGTCCATTACTTCTTTTACAGATAACTATAAAGCTAATTTTCAAGCAAAAGGTAGATTAAATTTAATCCCTGGAGCTCAAATAGTAAATACTTTACAAACTATTAGAGACACTAATAGAGGTAATAAAGCTATGGGAATAAAAAATAAACCTCCCGTTCAACAACAAGGAAGTGGTTCAAATCCTATGGTTTGTCCTCCAGGACAAGTAATGCAAGGTGGAACGTGTGTTCAAAGACTTTCTAAAGGAGGAGAGTTTTCTTTTAGTAAAGAAACTCAACAAGATTATTACAAGGATTTAGTGTAGTGAAAAAAGAAAAAATGTTACTTGGTGGATTATTAAGTGCCGGCATTAGATATGGAGTTAAGAGATATGCTAAAGCTAGTGGTAAAAAACTTATTGATTTAACTAAAGGACAATCTACAAAATTAGGTAAAGCAGATAAAGTTGAGGCTATAAAATTACATGGTGCTACAAAATTATCTAAATTAGAAAAAATTAAATTAAATTATTATAAGGATATATTATAATGGTACTTAAACTTTCTCTTATGGTAGCCAAACCTTTAATTAAAAAGGTAATCAAAGCTGTTGTTAAAGACAGAAAAGATATTAGAGATTATAGAAAAAAAAGTGCTTTAAAAAATAAAATTGATACCGCTAAAAAAACAGCAACCTTAAATAATGCTCAAGAACGTTATGAAACATTAAGGGAGGTACAACAAATTACTTTAGGTGCAATGAAAAAAATTAAAATGCCTAAAGAAGGTAGAGAAGCTTTTAACGAAGCATTTAAAATTGCTTTAAAAAAAAGAAGAAATACAAGAAATACTTTAATGGATCCAAAATACTTAAACACTAAATCAAATAAATTAGGTGGTATAATAAACCAAGAAAAAGATAAAACATTTGATTACAATAATAAAATAAATGATTATTATAAGGATATAATATAATGGCTACTTCAGGAACAACTAGTTTTAATTTAACTATAGAAGAAGTTATAGATGAAGCATTTAACAGATGTGGAGTACGACCTAACTCTGGAAATGATTTAAGAAAAGCAAGAAGAAATTTAAACGTATTGTTTTCTGACTGGGGCAATAGAGGGGTTCATTTATGGAAAGTTGAATTAGATGAGATAGCTCTTGTTGCAGGACAAGCAGAATATACTTGTAATTCAGATGTAAGTGATGTCTTAGAAGCTTTTGTTTCAACTACGGGAGGAGGAAATGATACAGCTAATACTCAAGATGTGTCTTTAACTAAAGTAGATAGATCTAATTATGCTGCTCTTCCTAATAAACTAAATCAAGGTCAACCTTCTCAATATTATGTTGATAGACAAACCACTCCTAAAATTTATTTATATCAAGCACCCGATGCTTCGACTTATACTTATGTAAAATTTTATGTAGTTAAAAGAATTGAAGATGCTGGAGCTTATTCAAATAATCCAGATGCGGTATTTAGATTTTTACCGTGCATGATTGCAGGACTATCTTATTATCTTTCTTTTCAATATGCAGCAGATAGAGTGCCTCTTTTAAAACAAACTTATGAAGATGAAATGATTAGAGCTTTAGATGAAGATGGTCAAAGAACTTCTTTATATGTTTCGCCAATGACTTACTTTGGAGATGGAGTATAATGTCTTACGCTCAAGGTAGAAGATCAATGGCAATATCTGACCGTTCAGGTCAGGCGTTTCCCTATAAAGAAATGGTTAGAGAGTGGACGGGAGCACTTGTCCATACTTCAGAGTTCGAGCCTAAGCATCCACAGATAAGACGTAGAAGAGTTGTTGGAGATGCTATAGCTTTACAGAATCCTAGAGCACAGGACTTTACATTTAATTCTGGAGGATCTAGATTTACTACAATAGATTTAACCTTACCGGGATTATTTGCTTTTAATTCAAATGGAATGCAACCAGACGATGGTTCTGCTCAAAATAGAGCAAGACAAATAGGTACTCAAATAGGTCAAATAACAGTGGAGATTTCATAATGGCAATTAGTTACATAGATTTTTTAGCTCAAATAAGAAGTTATACAGAAGTAGATTCTAATGTATTAACGGATACTTTAATTGATCAATTTACTACTAACACAGAATTAGATATTGCGGGTAAAGTAGATTATGATGATTTAAGAAAATACTCAACTGCTAGTTTTATCTCTGGTCAAAGATATATATCTTTACCTTCTGATATGCTTATTTTAAGATCCGTACAGACTATTATATCAGATACTAGAACTTTTTTAGAAAAAAGAGATACTAGTTTTATCTCTGAATATAATAATGATGGAGCTACAGGCTCTCCTTTATATTATGCAAACTGGGATGAGAATAATTTTTTAGTAGCCCCAACACCAGATGCCACGGCAGCAGCTGGACAAGTTCAAATTAATTATATTAAATATCCCCCTCATTTTACGAGTTCTAACACTACTTACTTGTCTACCTACCAGCAATCATTACTATTGTACGGAGTTTTAGTTGAGTCTTTTGCTTATTTAAAAGGACCTGCTGATATGTACAAACTGTATTCTGACAAGTATAATGAACAAATACAATCTTTTGCTTTACAACAAATGGGCAGAAGACGTAGAGACGAATACACCGATGGAGTGCCACGAGTTAAAGTGCCTTCTCCATCACCATAAAAATTATAAAATAGGAGAAAAATTATGGCTATTACTACAAATGCAATCACGAACTCTTTTAAAGAACAAACTTTTCAAGGGATACACAACTTTGCCGCATCAGGCGGAGATGTTTTTAAATTAGCACTATACACAAGTGCGTCAACTATCGGAGCTGATACTACTTCATACGCAGTAGGTGTTGGAGGACAAGTGCCA